ATTCGCGAAGATGAATGGGATACTGTTGGCCAATGGATGTGGGATAACCGCGCTGTATACAATGGTCTTTCCGTCCTTCCTCACGATGGCGGAACTTACAAGCAGGCCCCGTTTGAAGATTGTGACGAAGTAACTTATATTAAGTTATTAGACGCACTGGAAGACATTGATCTATCTAAAGTTATCGAGATTGAGGATAACACAGATCTTAAAGGTGAACTAGCCTGTGCTGGTGGAGCTTGCGAGATTTCATAAAAATTCCTTGACAAAATAATAAAATTTTATTATTATATGTCTATGAAGAAATCAATTATTGGTTTGGTCCTCATATTTGCTCTTGGGTGTGAGATTAGACCTTATCCCTTTTCAAGAGTAAACTTTGTAAACCAAGCAGCACAACCAGTTGCTGCTTGTGAATATAATTTTTATTATACTGGTCCAAGAAATTATGAGTACTGCACATCGTATGATGAATTTGGTGAATGTGATTGTTACTTAGTTTACGATCCAACAATTGTTGATTA